CTGCAGCGTCTTGCGGTCCGTGCCGTCGAGCGCCAGCCACGAAGCGAACGTGTGCCGGATGTCGTGGAACCGGAACCCGGCCGGCAGCCCCGCCCGCGCGGTGTACCGCTTCCACTGGTGGTGGCAGGGCGGCTCGACCGGGAACACCCGCGCGTCGGTGCGCGGCTGCTGCTCGAGCAGCGCCTTCGCGGCCGAGTTGAGCGGGCACACGATCAGGTTCCCGGCCTTGGTGTCGATGGGCTGCACCCAGCAGAGGCCCCGCTCGAGGTCCACCCGGTCCCAGGTGAGCCCGAAGACGTTCGACTTCCGCAGCCCGGTCATGAAGGCGAACCCGACCGCGGCGCGCAGCCCGTCCGGCAGCACCTCGAGCAGCGCCTTGGCCTGCGCCGGGGTGGCGATGACCATGCGGCTGCCGTCGCGCTTGTCGCCATAGGTGCGCAGCGTCGGCACCTGCTCGATCCACTCCCAGTCGCGGCAGGCCGTGTTCAGCACCGAGCGCAGCGTGATGACGTAGTTGTTGCGGGTGCCGGGCGTGGCCGGCGTGCCCTTGCGCGTGACGAGCTGCTCGATCTGCTCGGCCGCCCACGCGCGCGTGATCTCGGTGAGCGCCATGCCCTCGGCACGGGCGCACCAGAACGCAAGGTGGTGGGTGTAGTCGCGGATGGCGCTCGCATCCTTGTGCTCGGCGAGCCACCGCTCGGCGGCCTCGGTGAGCGAGCGCGGCTGCTTCGCGCCGAGCTTCTCTTGGCGCCAGAGCTGCGCCTTCAGTTGGTCGTGGAGCTCCTGCGCTGCCTTGCGATCAGATGTCTCAGCAGAGCGCCGGAGTCGCCCGCCGTTCGCGAGCGGGATGTCGAGATGGTAGGTGTTGCCACGCTTGAAGATGGACATGGTTTGCATCGCTCCTTGGTTGCTTCGAGGATCTCCGCGACGTTGACCCGGATCGCCGTGCCGAACCTGTAGTGCGGCACCTCGCCCCGGTCCACGAGCCGGCGGAGCGTCTTAACGCTAACACCGAGTCGCGCCGCCGCGTCAGCAAGTGAGGTTAGCACCTGCTGATGAGATTCTCTCAACACCTCACCCATCCGTCAACTCGCCCCGCATGAGCGGCAGAAAGTCCTCTAGTTTCATCACGATGCGCCACGGCTGACCGTTCGTGCGGTAGGCCACGATGGGCACCTCGCCGGGCTGGCAATGCGCCTCGATCTGGCGGCACCAGGCGGGCAGGGCGAGCGTCTCGCGACGCTTGGCCTCGATGCGGAACTTGCCGACCTGGATGTCATCCCCGCTGTCGCGGGCTTGGCCGAGCTTGCGCTTCACCACGAACCCGAGCTCGTCGCTCAGGATCTGCGCCAGTTCCCGCTCCGCTTCCGCGCCCTTTCTCCGTTCCGACCTTCCCATCGTTCCAGCTCCTTCGCCACCAGTGGCCGTTCGTCGGCTTAGCCGGCACGGGGGTCTTCGCCCGCGAGCAGCCGTGCGTAGAACAGCAGCTTGCCGGCCTCCTGCTTCGGGTCGTCCTTCGCGCCCAAGCGCCAGTTGTACTTGGCGATCTGCCCGCGCAGGTACCCGCGCCACTCGTCCTCGGTGAGCTGAGCGCGGATGGCGTCGATGCACTCGACGCCGCCCCGGTTGTAGTGCGCCGGGCGGTGCACCGGGTCGTGCTTAGTGCGCGGGCGCTCTGGCGGCGGCGACGCGGTCGCAAAATAGACGCACTGGTGCTGGTTGCTCCACACCCCGCCGCAGTTCTGGCAGACGTTCATGTTCATGTGCACCTCAGAACGGTATCTCTTCGTCGTCCTTGAACGGCTCGTCGGCAGGCGGAGGCAGGCTCGACAGGTCGCGCTTCTTGCCGCGGCGCGGCGCGCTCGCCGTCACCTTCGCCGAGAACACCTTGCGCATCGCCTCGACCACGGGCTCCGTCACCGTGCCGGCGCTCGAGGCCGCGAGCTCCTTGCTCGAGTAGGCGCCGGGGCCGTTGCGGAAGGTCTTGCCCGTCTCGCGGTGCTTGTACTCGACGTAGGCCACGCCGCCATCCACCGGCTCGCCGAAAGGCACGAGGTCGGGGATGAAGAGGTGCTGGTCGCACGCCGTGCGCTGCGCGGCCTTGTCGAGCAGCCGATCCTGCGCCTCGCAGCGCCACGCGCCGCGCTCGGCCGGGGTCGCCTGGACGCAGGTGCGACAGGACACCTCCGCGACCTTCTGCTCGTGGCAGAGCGAGAAGAACGTGCAGCCCTTGCACTTGTAGTGCGCCGGGTCCTCGGAGAGCTTGGCGGGCGGGGTCGCGGAGTCGATGACCCGCTTCGCCCGCGCGCGCAGCGCCTCGAACGTCTCGGCGTCGAAGTGCACCCACTCGGTGTAGATCTCGTCGTTGTCCTTGTTCACCGCGAAGTAGAGCGCCCGCTCGACGCCGAGCAGGCCCATGTAGACCTGCATCTGCGCGTAGTGCTGCGGCTTGCTCTCGGCCACGCCGAGCTTCTTCATGTCGGTGAAGCTCTTAGACGAGTGCGTCTTGACCTCGAGCACCGCCCACGACTTCGGCGCCTCGGGGAAGCCCTTGCCGATGCCGTCCACCGAGCCACCGAAGTGGCCGGTGTCATCGCGGCAGTCGATCTGCTTGCCCTTCTCGTCGGTGTGCAGCTCCACGCCGATGGCGCGCAGCTCCTCGGCGACGACCGCCTCCTCGCGCTTGCCGCGGTCGAAGAGGCGCAGCATCCGGCCCTCCCAGGTGGGCGTCGTCGCCCACCGGAAGGACAGCCAGATGTGACGCTCGCAGTCGTGGCCGATCAGCGAAGCACCCAAGTGCTCGCGGTGTTCCTGCGTCTGCGCACCCCGCCACCGGATGACGGCCTCCCCCGTGGTGTGCTGCGACGCAGGGACCTGCGGCATTTACTTCTTCTCCCAGGGCCGCGCGGCCGCCCCCGGCTTCGGGCCAGGGGGGAGGGACGGGGCCGGGGACGGCCGCGAGGCTTGCTTGGTGGACAGGGCCGCGTAGCCCATCACGCGGTTGCGCGAGGGGTCCTTGCGGTCGAGGTCGATCTCGGCGAGCACCGGGCGGTCGTGCAGCTGCTCGGTGTCGGACAGGTTCGTGACGCCGACCGCGAGGCAGAGCATCTGCAACTGGCGCTTGGCGATGTCCTCGGCCTGCTTGTTCGGGTTGCTGACGTTCAGCCGGTCCCAGACGCGGCGCCCGCCGTGCGGGCCGTCGATGACCTGCAGGGTGAGCTCGATGTACTGGCCGGTGCCGGCCTGCGTGGTCTTGAGGTCGCTGCCGATCACGGCGACCTCGTACATCCCTTTCGGCAGCGGGGCGCGGTCGGGCGCCGGCGCGGCGACGTGGGTGGCGGCATCGAAGTTGAACTGCGGCATGGTCGTGGTTCCCTTAGTTGCTGGTGATTGCGGACTCGAAGGCCTCCCACGAGAGCGCGATGCTCTCGGGCAGGCCGTAACGGTTCTTCGCCATGTAGGCCGGCTTCTCGCTTGTGTAGAGCAGGCGCTCGCCGGTCGAGACGCCGCGGTTGTTCGTCTTGTTGAACCCCACGTCGTCCTTCTTGACGATGGTGCGGTAGTTGGCGAACAGCACCGCGTCCGACCACTCGCGCACGAGGGCGCTCGAGCGGGTCTGGAGCTTGGGCTGATAGCGGTCGTAGGGCTCGACCTCGGGCGAGTCGAACCGCTTGATCTCGGTGTGCGCGATGAGGATGCAGATCATTCCCTTGTCGTTCCTGAGCGCGTTGAGGCCGTCCAGGACCTGCCGCCACTTCTCGGCCGCGATGAGCGCGCCCTTGCCGTAGGCCAAGTCCTTGGCATCGTGCGTGCTCTCGATTTCGCGCCAGATGAGCGTTTCGAGCCAGTCGAGTGAGTCGATGACCACCGTGCGAAAATCGTGATCGCCGTCATAAAGCGCCTGGATGGCGTCGAGCACGTCGCCCGGCTTCGTGGCGATGGGGAAGTGCTCGACCTGCAGCGACCCGAGGCCGTCCTCGGTCAGGATGAAGATGGGGTTCGGCGCAGCCGCCGCGAAGGTGCTCTTGCCGATGCCCTCGACGCCATACACCGTGGCGCGCGGCGCGGCGATGGCGGTGTTCTTCTTGATGGACTTGAGATCGAATGCCATGTCAGGCCTCCTCGATGACGATGTAGGTCTTGGCGGGCTTCACGGTGATCGCCGGCGCGATCTGCCGCCACAGGTCGGGACGGTCGTGCCGGATTGCCTTCAAGAGCGACTCGTCGGCCTCGACCTT